CGATCTCCTGCTTGATGCTTTTGGGAGTTCCTGCAACAGTCAGCCGTGCTGTCGCCTTCTTGATGCGGATTTTCTGCAGCAGCGCGGCGCGCTTCTTGTCGGCAGCCTGCTTCGCCGCCTTCTTTTCCGCCGCGTCCCGCTGGTCTTTTTGGGCTTTTCGTTCCGCCGCCTTGCGACGCAGGTACTCGATCTTCTTCGCTTTTGCCTTCGCCTCTCGCTGCGGCTTCGCGGCCTCGGACTTCTTCCGATCGAGCGCCTCCTTGCGGGCCTTCCTGGCGGCCGCCTTCTCGCGGAGTTTCTTCGCCAGCGCGAGGTCAGCCTTGGCGTCGGCTTTCTTCAGGCCGCCGCCTTGACCAAGGGGGCGCTGCGGGATGCCGTCCTCCTTGGCGCACTGGTTGCCGGCCTTGAAGCCCCCCTTCCCGGTCCCGCAGCCAACCGACGGCCCGCCCTTGCCGGCGACGCGGGCGACCGCCTTGACCTTCTTGTTCTTGCCAGGGGCACGCCGGCCGCCGCCGCCCATCCTCGCGCGGGCCTCGGCGATCGCCGCAATCAGTCTTGCGATGGCGTCCATGCCAAGTCGCCTCCGGTGGTTACAGCCTCAATCCAATCGAGGTACTCGGAGACGTTCGTGTGCCCGCTCTCCTGCCCGTTCGTGCTTTTGACGGCGCCGCGGCCCTCTCGCATGACGATCGAGTGAATCCCCGCCAACCGCCCCCGAACGAGCAGCGGCCCGCCGGAGTCCCCCGGAGCCGTGAGCATCTCCCTCGGAGACGTTCCGGCCGCGCCGTGGCACACCCACAAGTTCCGCTCGCGGCGGCAGATCGTGTTCGTCCCGGCCCGCAGCCGGCCGTCGAACGCCTTCCATCCGGCGTCGAGCGTCCCCTCCGCGCCGTAACCCACCACGACCGCGTCGTCGCCGACCGCCTCGGTGCCGTCAGCCAGTGGTGGGTAGGCCTCCAGGCCCAGCGGCTCGCTGACTTCGAGGAGGGCGATGTCGTGCTGCCCCATCATCGCGTGCTGGAAGCCGCTGTGGCAGACGATGCGGCGGATCTTCCACGAGCGCCGGCCGTTCCGGACGGTGGCTTCTTTGGCCTCGTGGACGATATGCGCAGCGGTGATCGCCCACGAGTCGGAGATGGCGACCGCCGTGCCGACCCCCAGGTCGCCGCCCTCACGGGTGGCTTCGATGGTCAGCGTGTATTCGGCGTGCGGCTCGGCGGCGTCGAGGTACTCAGAGTCCTCGACGTTCGGGTCGCGAGTGCCGGCGAGAGACATCAAGGCGGCGACTAGAACCAGAAACCTAGCGACGGACCCCATGAGCGGCAGTCTCCAGTGACTTGGCCTTCAATCGAGCCGCCTCGGCCGCCGGATCGACGGCCCGCTGGCTCTCGGTGGCCGGCTCCGACAGCCGCTCCTCCGGAATCACCCACAACTTGCAGACCGCGTTGGGGTCGATCTCGCCGGAAACAACGTCGCAGGAGCCGCCTTCGTTCCAGAACACGCAGTTCTCACACCGAATCCCCCGCTCGGCGAACGGGCTTTCGTTCATGTAGTGGGCGCCGTCGGGGCCGCCCTGCGGCCACTGGCCGTTCTCGACAGCGACCTGGGCGATCGCCTCGTAGAGCGCGAAGTTCGCCGGGGACAGCGACTCGGCGTCCTCCTGATTCTCCGGCTCGGGGTCGACGGCGCGGCCCTCCATGGCCTTTGCCTTGCGGGCGGACCAGTTCTTCGCCGGCGTGCCGCCCCACAGGAGCCACGCGACGAAGCCGGGCTTTTCCTCGCCCGGCTTGTCCCAGCCCTCGGACTTGCTGGCCGACTCGTGCCTCGCAAACCACGCGTTCATTTCGCGAACGTGATCCTCGGTCAGTTCCTCTCGGCGGGCGATCTTGTTCGCCCTGGCCACGGTCTCGGGCTTGAGCCCGTCGCCGGACTTGCCTTCCTCGTGCAGCCGCAGCCCGCGCTTGGCCGCCGCCGCCATGCCGGCCGTCGGCTTGAGGCTGCCGGCGGCACGCTCGTCGGCCGGCTCGTCAGTCATGACGCCGGCGGCGACGAGGTCGGACATCGGCTTGCCGATGAACTTGTCGGTCTCTTCCCAGACGCCCTCTTCGGACTCCCAGATCCGAACGAGCGCCGCCGGAGACTCCGGCGTAGCCTCGATCGAATACTCGGAGCCATCCATGCCAAGGCGACCCTCGGTCATGACATGCTCGACGCGGCCCACCCCGCCGTCCCACGCTACGAAGTCACCGACATCAAGCATGGCTCGCGTCTCGCCGCGAGCGATCTCCATTGCTCGCCGGCTGACGAACGTCTCGGTGGCTGGGTACGCGGGCCGAAGCACGGGGCCGACATCAAAGAGACCGTCGAAGTCGACGATTTCCCTGAGTTGCCGGCCGTCCTGCATCTTGCTCCAGCGCTCGCCCTGCCCCTTCACCTTGAAGGCGAACGAACTTCCGCGAACATCCCCGCGCTCGATCGCCTCGACAACGTCAGCGCGGCTCTCCGGGGCGTCGATTTCGTACCGCAGGCCGCGCTCGTCGACCGACAGCCGCAGCGTGCCGGCCGACTCGCGGCCGAGCAGGAACATTGGCTCGTGGTTGTAGAGGGCGACGACATCGGTGCCGCGACTGATGACGTTGTCGAAGGCGCCTGGGAGAATCCGCTCCACGAACCCGCCCAAGTCCTGCGAGTCGGACTGAAACAAGGCCGCGTAGCCACGAATTGTGACCTTCTTCTTGCCGGTCTTGTCGCACAGGCAGCGTTCGACGGCCGTGTCGGACTCGATCAGCCGGCGTTCAATGTCTTCTCGACCCTGTCCGTCCATGTCTCAAGCGCCTCTTCGTAGGGGCGGCCGCTGCGGTGGCACGAAAGCAGGAGATCCCGCGTTTCGTTCATCCAGCCGGCCGTCAGTTCCTCAATCTGTCGCCCTGCCGCCTGTGCGGCGTCACAAAGTTCCGTCCGCATCCGCTTCTCGTGCGCCTCCAGCCACGCCGCCAACTTGGCTGGCTTCGTTCGCCGTTCGCGAATCCCGTCCGCTTCGACGGCGGCCAGTTTCCGCAACGTCTGCTTGAGGAGAACCTCGGCCGCCGAGCGAGCGGCGTCCGCCGGCATCTCTTCCTCTGGCGCTGGCGCTGGCTCCGCTTCCTCCTCGGGAGCGGCGGGCTCCTCTTCGGGGTCGGTGGGCGGAACCTCGGGCTCAGGCGGCTGCACCACAAAGGATTCGAGCAGGGCCATGTTGACCTGCACGAACCGCTTGTCGCCGCCCTCGATCGGGTTCATGCCTTCGGCGGCCCGGATTTCGTTTATAGAAAGAACGCCAAGGTTCCAGAGTTCCCGGAAATACTGGGCGCGACCAGCGTTGTCCCCACGGAGCAACCCGCGAACGTCGAACTCGGCAAAGTAGTTGTCGTCGTCGGCGATCAAGTCCCGGCGAACGGCGCTTTCCCAGCGACGCAGCCACGGCACAAGCGTGAACGTGACGAAGTCCAGCCCCTGCTGCTCGACCGACGAATACGACGATTTCGTCAGGTCGCCGATCATGTAGGCCGGCACTCGGTAGGCGCGGGCGATTTCCTCGACTTGGTAGCGCCTGGTCTCAATCAGTTGGGCTGACTCGTTCGACCCAGAGAGTTCCCGAACCTTGATGCCATGGGGGAGGACGGCTGTCTTGGACGAGTTGTGCGGGCCTCGGCCGTGGATGTCGTCCCACGACTGCCGTAGCCGCTGGGCCGTCTCGGGCTTCAGAGGCTGGTCCGATTCGAGGACGATCCCCGGCCTCGCGCCGTTGCCAAAAAATGCCCCAGAGTGTAGTTCTGTAGCCCGCGCTAGCGCGATTGCCTCGCGAGAGATGGTGGTGGGGACGTAGCAGTTCACGCCGTCTTTCGTCATCCACGGGATGCGAAAAATCTGATCCTGGCTGTACGGCGTCGGGGTGGCCTTGTCGGGTTCCTGATACAGAAACCGCAGGCGGCCGTTCTTGATTCGCTCGACCGTCATGCGGCTGGGGTGCAGAGGCCAGAGTTCTGTCACGGCCCCGAACTTGCCCGGCCGAATCTCGGCGTAGGCGGCGCCCCAGAGCATCGCCCACGACTGCATGAGTTCCCGGAACTCGAAACTCGTCATCCACGAGTTCGGCTGTTGAGACAGGACGCGGTTCAGGGGCATCCCGCCGGCGATTTCCTTGCCGCCGGCCGTCAGCGCCCGGTAGAGCGAGAAGGGCAGGGACGCGACCGACTCGGAGACCACCCGGACGCAGGCCAGGACGGCGCTGCACTGGAGGGCTGTTTCAGGTGAGACATAGACGCCGGAGACAGTTTTGTTGCTGTCGGTGATTTCCTCGAACACGCGGGACAGCCCGCTGCGGACTTCGAGGATGTCGTCGATCGCGGCGTTCTGTGATTCCACTACAGCACCAGAATTTCGGGTTCTACTTGCTTGCCGTAGACCTCGCCGCTGGCGAGCGAGAGCGCCATGCAGCAGGCGACGATGCCGTCGATGCGGCCGATGTCGTGAGTTGACTTTTTGACAGGCTTGATGAGTCCTTCGTCGTTGGTTTTCACTTGGACGTTACTCGCCTGCCATGTCAGGACCGGATTTCCGGCGTGTCGAAGTTTGCCCGAAGTCACAAGGTTTTCGAGCAACTTCGTCGGCCCGTTCATCGGGCCAAAACCCTGCCCGAACGGGTGAACTGTCACCCCTTCGGCCGAGAGTTGGGTCATGAGATGGACCGCATTCCAGCGGTCAATCGCCACGCCCTTCACCCAGTTCTTCTCGCAAAACGCGAGAATGTAGTCCCGAATCTCGTCGTAATCAGTGATGTCGCCATCAGTAAGTCTAACAAAACCGTCCTTGGCCCATTGGGTATACGGCACCCGATCCGCCTTGTCGCGCTTGTCAGCGTTCTCTTCGGGGATCCAGAACATCGCCTCGATGTCGACGCTGCCGTCCTCGTCAGGCCACACGGCCACGAACGCGGTCGTGTCGTAGGTACTGGCGAGGTCGAGGCCGCAGTAGCACGGGCGGCCGGCGCGATTGCGGAGCGGGCCGTCGCAGGACTCGAAAATGCCGTGCCGGAAGAACTTTTCCTCCGAGTTCGTCCACTGATTCAAATGGAGGCGACGAAAGGTCATTTCGTCGCTGGTCGACGTTCGGGCCTTGGCGGCCATCTCCCGGAAGTAGTCGTCCTTGATGGTCACGCCGTAGTTCGGATTAGCCATCCGCCAAGTAGTTTCATCGAACGGGTCTGCGTCACTTGGGGCCGCAAATATGCAGGGCAGGAACGTCGGGTCGTCGATGATGCCGTCTCGCACTTTCTCGGCGTACTGCCAAATCTGATAGCAGATGCTCTGGCGGTCGAAACCCGCAGTCGTGATCAGAATGGTCAGCGGCTGGCGCCTGGCGCCGGTACTCGTGGTCAAAACGTCGTAGAGTTCCCTGTCCCGCTGAACATGGAACTCGTCGAACAGGATCATCGAGCATCCGTAGCCGTGCTTGCTCGCGGCCTCGCTGGAAATGACCTTCAGAACACTGTTGGTCGACGGAACTGCGAGGGCTTTGCGGTAGGGCTTGATGATGGCCGAAAGGGTCTCGTTGCTCTCGACCATCTGCTTCGCGGCGTCGAAAAGAATGGACGCCTGCTCTCGGTCGCCGGCCACGCAGACGATCTCAGCCCCGGGTTCGCCGTCGGCAACGAGGCCGTACAGCCCGATGCCGGCCGACATCTGGGTCTTTCCGTTCTTGCGCCCAATGGCCAGGAGGGACTGCCGGTACTGCCTCGCCCCGTCGGGGCGCTTGGTGTTGAACAGCCGGTGCAGGTAGTCGCCCTGCCACGGGAACAGTTCAAACGGTTTGCCGGCGAACTCGCCTCGCGAGTGCCGCAGACAGGAGATGAAATCGCGTATGTCAGCCACCGGCCAGCAGCGCCTTCATCGGGTCTGCCGACTTGGCCTGACGGTCGACGATTGCCATTCCTAGGCGCGTCCTGTCGGCGGGCGTGAACCCAAGAACCGACTCCAGTTGCCGCAACTGCTCATGGCAGGCGGCTGACTGTGCGAAAAACGGCGACGGCTTTGCAGCCTTTTCCTCGCCCTGCCGGCCGACCATGGAGTGAAAGTGGATGGCCGACTTGGCCAGTTCTTCCTCGGCCGAATACCAGCGATCCAGCGTCACGGCGTACCGCAGAACCGAGTGCTTGTCGGTCTTGGCCAGGACGCCCATGTTGTCGAGGTGGCGGCAGGCCTCTCGAAACAGTTCGGCGGCCCGCTCCCGAACGAAGTCAGGCGGCTCGGGCAGAGTTTCGTAAAACTCGCCGAGTTCCTCGCGGTGGTCAGCGCGCCACGAACCACTCATGGCGAGAACGTGCTTCGGCTTCGGGGGCGGGCCTGGACGCATTGACAATGCTCCTACTATTCATAGGATACCCAGTACCACTTGGTCGGCGCAGGGAGTCGCCGGAACCGGGGGAGTTAGCCGTGCGCGACAGAAACCCACGAGAACCCTACATGAATCCCGCGAGGGTCGCGTGCGCGCGCGTTGGCGTCCCGTGCGCACGAGGTCTTTTTCCGCTGATCCCGTGAACGCGCACGGGGCGT